ACGCGCGGATGGGCGACGTGCGCGGGTATTTGTCGTTAAACGCTTCAATGGTTTTCAATATCGCTTCTTTATGCTCGGCGGCATTATCCACGCCGAAACCGTCCAAACCGGTAAGAAAGCCGTAAACATCGGCATACAAACGGTTTTTCGGTTTGTTTCGGTGGGTAATATGTATGTACCACTGTTCTTTAGTCATAGCCTAATAGTTTTTTTATGAAAAAATCGAATGTATCCGCCTTCATGGCGAAACTGTCATACAATACGTAACAGCCCTTAAACTTCCTAATTATTTTGTATCCGGCAAGCGCTTGCGGGCTGAGGATGTATTGTTCGAAAAAAAGGAATTTGGTCCCCTCTTCGTTTTCGGCATATGCCACCGATACCTTGGCCGGATAATTTCCGGGCGATGTCCGGGACTTTTTCGAAAACGTATAATACACTTTATACTTCATAAGAATATGATATAAATCAAACCAAAAAATAAAGCCAGCGCCGCCATGCGATACCAGAGGATCAGGCGGCGTTTCCATTTCGGTTCCCTTTCGCCCACATATAGGGCGTCGCCTTTCCATGCAGAAAAAATCGTATCGAAAAATACGGCCCTCGTGACCGGAACCATGAGGCCGTGCCACACGTCCGACACGGCCCATACGGCAATGGCCATGCCCAGGTGGAACAATGCGTCCCACCTGTGCCACCGGCGGTTCCATTTTCCGCCCCGGCTATCCTTGCTCACGGAAAAATCATGCCGGACCTCGGCAATACCGTAAGCAATGATCAAGGCAACTATAAAAATTATTTCCTTCGCCATTTTTCGATCAAATAAGGGGCGGAAATGATCACCAATACATACCCTACGGTAAGCAATACCCCGGCCGGCACTATCCACCAACCGGAAAGATTGTACTTGGTCCATACTATGGTTACACCAAGCATGAGAGCCAAGCTAAAAAGAAATTGTTTGAGTTTCATATGGTTTATATTTGATTTTCATATGACAAGCGGCGGCGCAACAAGCGTATGTCCGGGAAGAAGATTACATCCCCCGTGGCTTTCACAATTTCCATGTAACCCCAATCGGTCTTTAAAATGACAGAGCCGATATCCCGGGTAATATCCCGAATATGATCATACCAGAAAAAGGCTCGTGCCTTGCCCGAAATAACCAACATATAATCATCCCGGAACAATACAAGCCCGGTATTTTTTTTCAATCCAAGGGAATATGCTTCATCGCCGGTATTTTCCGTAATCAACGAAAACCCGGGAAGCAATTCCGAAAGTCTTTCTTTTATTTCTTCTCGTGTCATATGATTTGTTTATCGATTTGCATAATTAATTCGTTCCCAATGTATCCGCGCTCGAAGCGAACGCCGTCCATCAGCAAAATCAGTTCAAGGAAATAGGCTTCGGGATAGGTAAGCGTAAGCTTGACCTTATCATTATCCTGTTTGCCTTTGCTCCAAGCATCACCGTATTTCTTATGTAATTTTTGAAATAACAAAGCCGCCATTTGGGCGTTTAGAAGCATAGTACGGCGGTTCCCGGACGGGCCGATCCGCGCCTCATCCGTCAGCACTTTTTCCGCCACACGCATAAAATCCGCCAAGGCTTCCAAATCGGCCAGACGCAATTCTATTTTAATTTTTCTTATCATGGGATATGATTTCAACTCTTCGATAATACTTTTTGGCTTCGTTTTTCACCCCGGTATCGTCGGATCTCATACCGGTTACGGGGTTTATTCCGTAATTCCACCAGTCGTGTATCTCTTTAAGCGACTTGTCTTTCGGTAAAGGTTTAATAGCCATTTTATCCCTTTTTAATCATTTGTTCCAAGGCGCTGATTATTTTGGTCAGCTCTTTTGTGTTCATTTTTCGCAACGGCTTCCGAACCGGACTGCGGCGGCTTTTGAGCCAATTACTCAAATGCCGCGTGTCCGGAACCATGCCGTATTGATGATGATAGGTCACCCAGCCCAATTGATGCAACAAACTCAATATGTATTGATGCTGCCGGTTATCCTTGTCAAACAGACCCCAGTTATCGTCATAAAACGGACGACCGCCCAAATGCTTAATCAAATCATTGGCTTGGTCAAAGCTCAGGTCCTTCACGCTCGTACGCGTGCGATCGCCCGTGTAGGTAGCTATCAAATCCCGCCATTCGTCCTCGTGCTTGCGGTAATAAAGCGGACGAATGGTATAAATGTATTTCGTTTGTTGCTTGGTAATCATCAGGCCTTGCGTGGTTTATAAGGTTTTACCTGTATGGAAGGCGTGCGCAATAATTCCACGTCAAATTCCTCAAGCGCTTTCCGCACGATAGGATTGGTTACGATGGCTTTCTCAAGCGCCGTTAAATCAATTTCTTGCTTGACGACTTCTCCGGGCAATCTTTTCACCAAAACCTGTTTCAATTGCTTGTTTACCGATTTGCCGTCATGCGTGACCAATTTTGTCCGGCCGGCACCAATCAAAATATACCCCGAATCGAACTCGTATTTGTTCTCACGAAACATGTGCTTGTATTGCAATGCAAACGGTTCGATGACTTCGGCCATCAATTTTTTCTGCGCGTTTTGAAGCTTTTTCACTTCTTCCCCCAACGCCAAGTATTCGGCCACGGCGTCGGAAACTTTTTTCATTTGGTTTTTGGTCAGTTGTAAAGTTTTCATAAGTATTTTTTTTTAGTTGGTTTCCTCTTGTAATTCCTCCTTTGTGTAAGGTTGAACAATGTTTTTGATTTGTTCATACTTTGCCCTTGCCATCGGCCCCGAAAGTCCCTTTACCGGAACACCTTCATCAATCCAAAGCAATGTTTCCGACTCTTCAAGCCAAAAAATTTGTACTTCCGGCATGGACTTAATGTCTTTTTCCAATTGCCGGTATTCGCTTTGCAACGCTATACGCGTATCGTCATCGGCAACGCCGTTTTTTAGGATGGTCGTTATTTCTTCCATTCGTCGCCTGATGCGGTCATGTTGTGGTATTTTGCTCATATCGCGTTCTTTTAGTATTTGTTTAATGGTTTTGATTTCCGCCAAAATCATTTCCCGGAATTCCGGGCGGTTAACTAAGAAAATACCGAGTTCCGTCAACCGGGTAGCTAATGCCGTATTTTCTTTTCTTTCTAATACGATTCGACTGTTGAATAACATCATGGATGATTTGTTTGTTCCATTTGTCCATCATATTGGCCGTATAGGCCCGGTACAGTTCGCCGGCGTGCCTTTCGCTCACCGGATAACCTATTCGTGACATATGTGCGTCAAAGCGTTCCTCGCCTTGCCGGTACTGCCGGTCAAACCATCGCCTCAGCGGACGGCTCAAAAGCGCCAGTTGCAATTCCGTATCACCGCTAAACCATTGGCGCAAATAGGCCATCCAAAGCCAATGCCGGTAACTTTCATGCCCGCGCGGGCGCCATTGTTTTTGTTTGGTTCTCATTGGTTTTGATTTTCTTCGGTTTGTTCATGTATGCGCGACCAATACCGGTCGGCGCCTTCGCGCCAAATCGTTATGGGCTCTCCGCCGCCGTACCGGCTCGTTACAAAGGCCTTGTAACCCTCTATCCATATTTTCACGTCCGCATCATAGCGCACCTTTTTGGCCAAGTCTCCGTCCGGATCGCGGCCCGAAGCATGCGAAATCCAAATAAAAAGCGTGTCCGGAAATTCCTTGCGCAACTCGAAATAGCGCCGGCGGTTCAGAAAGCTGTATTGTATGCTGTCTATAAACACAAAGTCCGGCGCCTTTCGCCCGCGCAACCGCACCGCCAATTCCTCAATAGGTTCCCTGTCCAAAATCACAAACCGGCCGGTGGGCAATTCATAACCTCCTTCGGCTATGGCACGCTGAAACGACAATCGCGCCCCTTCTTCCAACGTATTGTAAGCCACACGGCCGTACTTGGCCAATTCCTCGGCCAACATCAACGAAAAACGCGTCTTGCCGTTACCGGAATTACCCCATATAATCCATGAGCCGTTGGCTTCCGGCCGCCCGAAAGCCGCCTCCCATTTGCCCGTCCACGGTATAACCGGGAATTTGCGGCGCATCAACTGTTTGGCGCTTATGGCTCTCATACGGCCGCCGCTTTTTTGCGTTCTATATACACACGGCGCAAGCTACCGCCCGTTTTGGCATACAATTTGGCCGGCGGAATATCCAATCCGTTGGCTTTGGCCACCTGTATCATCTGAGCCATACGAAATTCCTGTAAGGCCTCTTTGCCGTCGGGCGTAACCTTCTTAAAGCCGTCGCCGAAACGGCTGATGATTTCGGTATAACCCACTTTTTTCAAGTCGCGCCCGCGCTCCATCTTCACACGCAATCCGTCGGCACCCATCAGGTAAAAAGCCGCCGATCCTTCCGTGGCGTTCCAAAGCGCTTTCAATTCCAAAAAAGCCGGATATTTCAAATCGCCCGCTTCGTCTATGATGATAAGCGGATTTTCAATGCTGCGTAAATACCAAACCAAGTCCTCGTACACGTCCGCATAGCGCCCTTTGTGATCCACACCGAAGGCCTGCGCAATGGCGCGTATGAGTCGCTGTTTGCTCTTTACTTGCGAACCGTCGATATATACGGCGTTTTTATGGTTACGCGCATACCATTTGGCCGTAAACGTCTTGCCAATGTCCGGTATGTCGCACAAAACGGCCGACACGTTATTGGCCTGACAAAACGCCAACTGACTGCTGATATATTCAAATGCCGGCGTTCGCGCCACCTTCCATTTCAACCCGTCGCCGGGCTCCACACCCAGTTTGCGGGCCATGTGGATCCATTTTCCATCCGACAACACTTTGTCCGTGTCGCCCTTCTTAATCCGGCTCAACTGTCCGGGATTGATACCCAGCGCACGCGCTTGCTTGGCCGAACTTTGCCAATTGGCTGCGTCGCGCTTTATGGCTTCGATAATTTGCTCTTTAAACGATTGGCTAATCATAACGTATGAGATTTAATGGTTAATTGATTACACTTCCTCGGCGCCGCGCTTGGCATAATCCGTAAAGGCGCCCGCGTCCGGCACCGGTACCGGATCCGGCGACCGGTCCTCCACTGTTTCCACTTCCACATGGTCCAATTTGCCGGCAATTTCCACCACGTCCAAGCGCGCCACCTTCTCTTTGCGCTCTTTAATGCGCTTGTCATACTGCGCCACATACGACGATTGACGCTTGTAATTGGCTTCGTCTTCTTCGGTCCATTCGCCGCGCGCCGTATTGTAGTAAGGCATGGGAATGGCCGCACCCACATACCGGCCGTCCTGATACAAATACACCTTGCCGTCGCCCAATATGTAGGCGTCCACTTCCGGCCGGCCCGGTTTCAGGCGGTCCAGTATTTCCGTGCTTTCCAACATCCAATTTTCGCCGGCTACCCGTACATATTGATTGCGGCGAATACTCGTTTCCACATGCGCACCGGCATACAAGGCCAACAAATGTCCCGGATAGGCCGGCAAATCCGGATTGACGTTTTCCAAAAGCACTTCCATGCGCGTCTTGCCCGGAAAACGCTTTTGATCCGAATGCAATTCATTATTGTATATGGCTATATCCTCAATGTCCCATGCCACGATTTCCTCGTAGGTGGCTTCCCTTTCCTTGTATTTTTCGTTGGTCTCGTCGTATATTTTTTGGCGTGTTACTTTGTTTTTCTCACTTCGCGCATAATGACGTCCTACGGCTATATGACGCAATTTCTCCACGCCGTATTTTTTCAATCTGATGCCCGTCTCCGCCCATTTCTCTTGCGGATTGGCCGGATTGGACCAGCGTACAATCGGAAACAGCGTCATCAACGTTTCTTTGAAATTCTTTACCAAATGGTTTTCCACTTCGGCTTCCATCGGAATACCGATACCGTGGCCGTGTAAAAAGCGGAACATACTGCGAACGGCCTCTATAAACAACCGCTCGTCCTTGCGCTTCGAGTGCGCATATCCTATGACCGCCTCGCTCATGGTGTCGAACACATAATAGGCCATCACTTTGCCGCCGCCGCGTATCTTTACGTGCATAATGTCGCGGTCGTCCATGGATATTTTGCTCAAACTGTATCGCGGTTTACTGCGGTGATGATGCGGGCGGTAATGCAATTTGTGGTGATATTGCCCGTCGCGAATGCGCGATATAAGGTCCTTATTTTCATTGACGATATTCCAAACCGTACCTACCGAAATGTCCGTATAGGCCGGATCCGTATGATCAAACAACTCGCCCGTACGTTTATCCACCACTTGCAAAGTGCCGGCGCGGAATTTCCGGTACATATCCCATACCACGGTGTCGTAGGGCTTGGTTTGCATGGCCGCCAGCGAACAAATCAAATAATCCAATTGTTCGTTACGCTTGCGGTTATGCGCCTTACCGCGGTTCCCGTGCAATAGGGCCGCATATCCGTATTCCTTGTATTCTTTTACCCGTTTACGCAAACGGTCCTTGGATCGCGGCACCATGTGCGGCATCCGGTTACGGTCAATGGCATTCACCTCGGCCGACAATCCGGCCCATAAATCCTTCACGCTTCCGCCCAGCTTACGCCTGAATGCGTATCGCTCCTCATATACGCGGATAACCGTGTTCAGTATCTCCGCCGTATGAACCAATTTGGGAAGTTTCTTATCCATATACCGGTCAAACTTCAAGGCCTCGGCAAAAAATTCCCGCGCTTTGTAATCCGGACGGATCTTGTTTTCAAAACCCGTAACCCCGGCCAGCATATACGGATCCGTTCCCAGCGCCCGTTCCACCGCCTCGCGCCAACGGCCCGGCATACGCTCAAAATCTATCAACGCCGAACGCCCGCGCCCGCCTCGACGCAACCGGACAAACTTCCCGGACCATACATATTTGTCATACGTTTGTTTTTTTATAAGCCCGTTTTGTATCATCCAACTTGCCGCTACGGCAAGGCGTCCTTCGTAATATGTAACCGGTCCTTCGTTCATGCTGTTTTTGGCTTTGTTCCCGCCGGGGGCTCGAACCCCGGTGCCTGCCCGTCGGGAATTTGCACTACTTTTGTACTAACCCCTTAAATCGTAGTGCTATGTCTTTGGAATATTCCTTTGATCAATTTGTTCGGCTGAAAGAAAAAATTCTAAATCATTCAGTGTCTTTCGTAAAGCATCTGACAACGGTTGGCGCAACAATGCTTGCCGTAATGATTGTGCTACCCGGCGAACGTGCGCACAACTCTCCTTGTCTGACAGCGGGATTTCTGTTATTAACGGCAAGCGTGCTGACAGGTACGCTATATTTATGGTTAAGCTTAAAAGTGCTTCGCAAGACGGAGAAACTCTTTGCGGAACGGCTATGGCAACAACTCCAAACGGGCATTCACCGTTTTGAAGTATTGAGCGTACCCGATCCATTATTTTGGAAAACAAGCGAACGCCTTGCCTACCTGTTGTTTGCCCTGTCGATGATATGTCTTGTCGTTGCCTCATTTAATTAAGTTTTTAGTTTTCTTCCTTTTAATATCCACTCGCACCCGCTCCGCCTCACGCAAAAGCAACTCCTTCGCCATCCGGCGAATGGCGCGGGCCAAGTAACTGTTCGTTTTATATTTGAGCGCATTATTGACCGCTACGCGCGTTATACCGAATTGCGCTTCCAAAACGCTTTTATGCGCCGGTGCCAAATGTATCCGCTCGTCTCGATTATTTTTCATAATTTCGTTTTGTAACTGTGTTTTCAAAAACAAAGATA